TTTTCTCATTAATATAATGCACAGGGATAAAAGTAGTAAATTCTCCAAATCGACCTACAATTATTGTAGCTACATCAAATTCATCTTTTTCTCTAGTTATCTTAAATAATTTGTCTTCACCATCAATTTCATATACCCGACCATTGTCACCTTGATCAAAAAATCTATATTCTTTATTATTAATCTTTGTTAATAATCTAGATACATCATCATCTTTTAATTCTAATAATATGTTTTTTAATCGTATCATTTAATTATCTTTTTATCTAAATCAATTCTAACTAAAAAATTAATATCCGTGTCATTTCTTTTTCGAATTGGTTGGGCTAACTTAGCAACAGCTAGTAATTGACCAAAATCATTATACAATCCAATACTAGTTACATATGGAGCAAAATCACTTCCTGAAACAAAATCACGATATGTATAATTATCATCTTTTGTAAGAGTAACATTGTTAGACATATTAAACTCGCCTTCACCTAATCTAGTAGTTACTGACAATTCATGTGTAGTAATAGTGCTTTTATATGAAGCCGTATATGGTGTATTTAATAAATCATTTACACGATAATCTGCAGAAGAAAATACAAATAATCCTTGTTTATCAAACACATTACCAACAAACTGAGTTTGTAACATAGTTCCACCTTCTGATGTATCACCTAAATTAATTATTTCATTGCTAGTTAACGCTTTATTAAATATTCGTATTTCGTCTAATTGACCGTCTAGATTAGTATTATGAAAATTAGTTTGTTGAATTAACGAATTTGAATCTTGTGTAGTTAATATATCATCATCTGTAAATTCAATAGTTAATTCTATTCCAGATTGAGTTGTTAATATATTATTATTTTGTGTACTAATAGAACTAGATACAGTTCCTACAGTAATAAAAGCAAAATCTAAATCTTGATTTGTTTTATACCCACCTATAGATATGTTATGATTATTATCTATTCTAGCACTAGCAGATAACGGATGTTCTATTTCTTGTAATAATGGACTGAATTGAGAAGATTGTAATGTTCCACTAACATATAATTGTAAATTACTTCCAGATTTTTGACAAACAACATGAGTCCATGAAGATGAAACTTCTGCAGTTGATGTTATAACAGATGTAAAATTTGTAGCTCCTTGAGCACTAAATTGTATTCGATTATTATTATTCTGTACAGCTAAATTATTACCTGCTTGTGTTTGTAATGTTATATCATCTTCTGTTGTTAAAAATGCATTTCCAATTAATTCTATTTTAAATGGAAATTGTGGAGTTAATGAACTTGATGCTTTTGTTATTATTAATTGATCATTTTCTGTAAAATTACTTCCACTAATAAAAAATGATATTGCATAATCATTATTTCTATCATAAAATCCCGGTAACGGTTGTTGTATAAATCCATTACGATCAAATTTTGCAGCTAATCCAATTGGTAATTCTCTGCCGGAAGTAGTAGCAACACCATCTACATATGTTACTCCTGCAGATTCATATGTAATTCTTGTTGTATCAAAATATTCATTGAATCCTTCATATAAAACAGATTCAGATACAATAGAAGATGTAACAAATGCAGAATCTATAATATTTCCATATAAATCAGATTCATACGATCCTGAAACACTACTAGTAAATGTAAATGATACTGGTTTAATATTTTCACCCATTTTAGTTTGAGGAACTGAAAATACGGATGCTGTTTGATATAAAAATTTATTTGTACGATTTAAATTAGTTGGACCATGTGTAAATGCCGGTTGATTTTTTCTTTTATAAAATAAATGGTTAGTAGAAAAATAAATAACACTTTGTAAACTACCATCAATATTAGATGAAGTATTATAACTTAAATTTGATCCAATAGCTGGTAATTCATTTGTATCAATATATATTCCTTGTAGTGGTAACATACTACTTGTTGCACTTCCACTTAAAACAGTAAACGTTTTAAATGCTTGAAATGGATTAATTTGAATATCAGTAGTATCTATTTTTTTAAATACGTCAGGATACAACCCATCATCTATATCATCATTGTTTATTCGTGTTTCAGACATAATAGTAAAACCTCGTTACATTTAATATAAATATAACGAGGCTAAAATACGTATTAAAATATTAAAAATCTAATTTTACTCTTATCAACGCTTCTCGCTGAAATGATTTTAATAATGGTTTTGAAAGTTTAGCTACTGCTAATAATTCCTGAGCATTATTATATAGTCCAACTGTGGTAATATATGCTTTAGGATCTCCAATAAATGTAGATTGATTTATTAAACCATCTGATCCAGTAACATAAGATGGATTATTTGAGAAATTATATTCTGCATTTTTAACTCTTACAAAATAATGTGTACTAGCAACCTTTTCAGAGTTTCTTGCTTGGAAACCTAAAGATGCAGTTGCTGCAGAACCAGATACTGAGTGAAATAAACGAAAATGATTATTTCCTTCAGAATTACTAGTAGTATTAGTTTGAAATTGTAATTTTTGATCTAACATTTTTCCATCTAATACTAAAGTACCATAATCTGGATATGCTAATCCATAATAAACCGGATCAGATGAACTAAAAACTCCATTATTTATTGATCCAGAAACAATATTAAAAACACGACCAGACTCAGTAACAGTTCCTGTTGATATTGAAGAATCATCAATTAATCTAATTGTACCAAAACTAGGATTACTACCAGTAATTTCTACGTTACTTCCTGTACCATTAGTATCTGCGGAAGCTGACATTGGAGCTAAAGGTAATTCAAAATTACCAGCATCTAAACGTTCTTTTAATCTATTACGTTTAAAATTAACAACATATATAGAATCAGTGCTTCCTGAACCCGCAGTAGTAAATCTAGTATCATTCGCATTTAATAATAGCTGTCGATATTGTGCATAAATTGCTTTAGAAGGAGAATCAGCATTTCCATAATTAGAAGAACCACTACCATTTGCATTTCCATATGCTAAAGCAAATTGTACTGCAGACCCAGTAACACTCGGATCTCCATCAAATGTATCAACATAATATCTACGCTGTGAATTAGTCTGCGTCGAAGAAGTAAAATAAGTAGTTAAACTTCCTATATTACCACTCCATAAACCTGCCGTTACGGTTTCTGTTTGATTGTCAATAATATCATTAACTGCATCAAATCTAGTAAACACTCGGCCGCTAGCAGCAAGTATCTGTATCTGTTGTTGTTCAGCAACTATTTGATTTGCCAATTGTTGTGCTAACTGAAGAGTTCCTGCATCTACATTTGATGTATCAATTGTTCCTAATGCAGGTGCTGTACCTGCTAACGTTGGAGCACTTGGCGGGCTAATACCTAATCTTTGCTGACGTTTTAATTGTTTAATTGTTTTCATATTTTCCATTTTCTACTACTTAGCTAGTTAAATTAAGATTAGCAGTTGTTGCTTTATTCACCGTCAAATTAATAGTAGTTGCACCACCTGTTTCATTTCCAATAATTGTAATTGTTGCCGTTTTGCTAGCAACAATCAATGTTTTAGCAAAAACTTTAAATTCAAATCCAGCTACCGCTACACTTTGTGCATCTTCATTATCTCCAATAAATCTTGGAGTAGTAGGAAGAGTGCCTGGATTGCTTAATGCAGTAGTTACTTGTATATCAGCAACAGTCGAATCTGATAATATTACTGTATATCCTAGATTTGCATTACCGCCTTGTATATTAGCAGTATTTGGTGAAATTGTGTCACTAGATCCTGGACCTTGTAATACAATAGAAGAATTACCTACTGTTACTATTGGTAAATTTGTTGTTTGTTTAGGCAGCGACACTAATTTATATTTTAATGCTTGAGTTTCATCAGGAATAGCTTCAGTTATAGGCAAATTTTCTATAATTGTACCGTAAAAATTAGTTCCTAACGGATGATTTGGATTCCATAATGTGTAATCAACTTCATCATCTCCTATTGCAAATTGTGTAATGTTAAAGGCATTTCCTCCTTTAGCTAACAATTCACGTCCTTTTAACGTAAGAATTGCATCAACAGTTACACTACTGTTATTTAAATATCCCATAATGATTAACCTTTATTTAATATAAATATATTTCAATTGAATTTTATGTTGTTTATTTAGTTTATTACAAAACTACCCTGCGCTCCAGGATTGTTTGTGTATATTAATTGATTTGGATTTGTTAAATTAAATTCTACAACAGGTCCACCATCAACTGTTTGTGTTGAAGAAATATTAAAATCTGGACTAGTCATTTGACTTCCATTATAAAACAAATTATTAATACCAGTTGGTAGATAATCTTGAACTTGTGCTGCTACCAAAGTACCAACACCTTGTTCAATTAAAGAAAATCCGTCTTGCGTTTGTAAAAATATATTATTTTGTGTTGCAATATTTCCTGGCGTATCATATAAAACTTGTTGAAATTCAGATAAACTTGCAGATTCAATTACTGGTAATACGCCTTCGCTAGCAAAAGCCGGAGTAAATGATTTAATATAAAGTGGTTGATCTAAAATATCCTGTGTCTGTAATTCTAAATTATTTTCTGTTGTTAATGGTATATTATCTTGTGTTGTTATAGCTAAATAATCGCTACCTGATTGAATTAAACTTATATACTCATATGTAGTACCATTATACGACGATGCGTCAGATGATGTTAAAAATGATTGCAACTGATTATCATCATTTCCAGATAATGTTATAATGTCTGCAGCCAAAAGTTGACCTTCATATAATACATGATCAGCTGATGCAGTTACAATTGTTTCTGTAATAGTAGTAGTATATGACTCATTAAAATTATTTATTGTTGGTAATATAGAATCTTTACTTCGTTCTAATATATTAGGTTGTACTAATAACCCGGTTAATTTATTAGCCCGAGCTGGAAGTAATTGATCCAATTGTTTAAAAAATGATAAATCAAACAAAGTAAAAATTCTAATATACGAATTCATATCATTTTTTTGACTATATTTTTTCCAATAATCTTGTGCTTTTTGTATTAAATCTGGATATGCTTTTTCATTTAAATCTCCCGGATCGCCAATATAGTCATCTAATGATTGAAATCCTAATTGTGCAATTATATCTTCGTCAATCATTGTTTGTGGAGAAAAATATATTCCTAATTTTGCACTATCTAATGGAGCTTTATCAAATTGACTACGTTCTGCTCTAGTTCTAACATCTAAACTTCCAACTAATTCATTGTTTTCTAATCGTATTTTATTATCGTCAAACGTACCTGCACCCAATGATATACCATCATAGTAATATGTTTCTTCAATTGAATCATATGGTGTATTATTAGTCCAATCTGCAAACTCCGCAGTAATACCAGATGGATTTGGCTCTACTCCATTTAAACTACTTGTTGTGGAGTGATTTATTTTTTGTGTTAATGGTAGTCTAAATATTAATTCACCATATGCATCTACATTTCCATCATATGCAGCAGGAGCCTTAACATGATTATTAAATGCTGAATCTTGTAAATTACTAGACCAGTAACGTAACTCTTGCAATTGACCTTGCAATCTACTACCGCTAGCTGCCGAACTAGAAAAATTAAGTCCAGCTCCTAATGTTAAAGTACTATTAAAATCATATGATCCACTAACCGACGCAGATACAGCTGCAATAATTTTACCATATTTTGATTTTTTTGTTACTAATTCTAATACACCATCTTGATTACTTAATACAAATCCATTTTGA